CTTGTTCAGTCCCATGCTCTTCTCCTTTTATTTCTACGACAACATAGTTGTCCGTATCTAGGCCACCAAACTCAGTAGTAATCTTGGTAACATATTCATAGTGGTCATCCTCAATTATATTATTCTCTACTAAAGCATCCATGAGAAACTTATGCATAGGAAATGTATAGTTGTCTAGGTCTTTCTTTCTTTTGTTATTAAAAAATAGTTTGTAATTCGGTTGTATTGTCTTGTACTTGGGTAGTGTCTTTACCCATTCTTTCACTGTTGCATGGTATGCTTGCTTTACATTATTCTTTTGTATGTAGTGCATTGGAAAGAAGTTGTTTAGACTAACCATGAGTTCCCTTTTCTTCTCACCTCTACCTTTGCTGTAAACAGGTAGTGGTAATATACCTTTGTGCTTCATTACTTTCTCCAGTCTGTTCGCCAAAGTCTTGGGTTAGTTTCTTTCTTTTTCTTTTTTAGTTCTAGGTACAACTTGGAAGTCCCATCCATGCGGACAAGACCCCAAGTTGTTTTAGCTTTAGTCTTTGAGCTCATCGACTATATCTTTGTCGAGTAGTCTCCAGATTATGACAGCTGCAATTATGCCAGCCAGTCCACCGTTTCCTAAAGTCCAAACTATGCCCAGTATAGAGCCGATTACATCTCCGGTTAGGAATGCTACCTTTGGTCCAAAGATAATCTGCAGTATAATAGACAGGCTAATTAGTTTGATACCAACATCTATCGCACCATCAGCTCCATTCTTGATTTTATCTAACATCTTTACTCCTTTCTTTTAGTTTAACATCTATCGCCTTGAGGATTTTCTCTATCTTTTTTTCTAGAGCAGGCACCTCTACCTTTTCTTTCCATAGCTTCCGCATTAGACTTACTCTCATATGTGCCAACCTATACACAAAGTATCATGTGGTGGATTACAAGTTAAATGTCTTTGCTCTTCCATCTTGTCATGTAATGTACTGCATCCTGCCAGTGTAATAACAACAATCTGTAAAGCTATTATTAATATTATAGTATTCATTCTATTTCTCTTTCTTCTTCTACCAAGTCAACTAACTCACATACACTACCAGTACAGGCCAGTGTCTTAGTTCCTACAGTAGTATCTGTTAATTCATATTCACTAATCAAATCCCAGTCAACAGACTTAGGCATTTTCTTAGCAAGCTCGTTGTATTCTTTCTTGGTACAGTCTTCATAAGGTGCTTGCTGGTATGAATGGTCTGAGTGTGGTAAGAAACTAACTCCACTTACCTCATCAAAGTGTTCATATACCCATGCACCTACCTGCATCCACTCATGTTCTCTTACACTAACAGTAACACTAGGCTTATGCTCACAATAATGTCTCTGGTATATGAGCCATAGTTCCAGCTGTTCGATAGCAGTCCTCTCGTTTCTAAGTACAGCACCCTTTGGAGCTTTCATTGGAAAAGTAAAGACCTTAACACTGTTAGGTTTCATTACATCAGCTTCGCAAGGGATGCCTTGGTCCTCCATTAACTGTGCAATAGGGTCCTTAGCATCTGCTCTTACTCTTCTAAAATAATAGTCGTTATGTCTGGTGTGTATACCACTAGCACTGTCAACTAACTGACTGACTGTGCCACTGGGTTTAATGGCTGTGGTCGCAGTAGCTTGGTTAATACCCAGTAGTTCTGACCAGTGAGCATTAATTTCAACTACTTCTTTTCTAACTTTCTCAAGGAATTTAGGTAAGGCTTCCTTGTCCACAGAGCCATTCATAAAACTGTTATCCATTATACCAGTTAATGACACTCCTAATAAAGATTCTTCTTCTGTATTTTTAACCCACTTAGGTCGAAGTCTTTTAATGTTTGTAAGACTTGCTTGAAACGTGCCCAGTATGGTGGCTAATCTTGCCTTACGGAGTATATCTTTCTGTGTGTCTTCTGCACGTACTACTATCTCTGTTAAGTTGCAAAACTGGCCATCTCTGAGGATGATTTCACTGCATGGATTACAGCCAAACTCATGGTCAGTGCTTCTTCTACCTATAGATGCTACTTGTTTTACAGCGGCTTCCCTGTTAAAGATACCACGCTCACCAGACTTAGACTCATACAAAGAAGTCCATTCTTTCATAAAGATTCCCATGTCTGGCTTTTCTGTATAGCATACGCTATTGTTACTCAGTGCCATCTCTGGTGTATCAGACCACCACTGTCCAGACTTAGCATTACGCATACGCTCATCAGTCAAATTACTGAGGGAAATCAATGCACTACGTCTAACACCACCAACTACAACCACCTCTGCTATCTTACACATCATTCTATGGCACTCATAACTTGTCAGCTTTCTACCTACTGCATCCTTGAATAGATTAGTAGCAAAATTAAATAGGTCAAGTAATGGCTCTGGTCCACTGGCCCTGCCACCAAATGTCTTAAGCCTTGAGCCCTTAGGTCTAATCTTAGAGAAGTCCCACTTAGGCATCTCACCATCATACAAGTAGGTAATCAGTTTACGGAAAGCAGACTGCCAACCCTCTTTACTATCCTGTACAACAATAACATCATCAACATCCACCAGTTCTTCCGGTACCTCTGGAAGTTTAGAAATGAATTGTCTCTCTACACTAAAGCCTACGCCCGTACCATGCATCAATACATATAAAGCCTCATCAAATGACTTAGGATGGTCAACACTTAGATAGGCACAGTTGTATCCGGCTATGTTATTATCTTCTAGTGCCTTACCTGCTGTCATCAAAGCTCTCATGCTTGGCATAACTTCTAGATTACATACTGCATCCTCTAATATCTTTCTTGTCTTAGGTATTAGTTCTTGATTGGTATTCTCTTTCAAGTGTACTTCCATGAAGTCAAAGTATCTAGCGACTGTCTCTTTCCATGTCTCTCTTCTGTTCTTCTCTGGTAGCCACCTTGCGTATCTGCTTAGTGCTATAAAATTTTGGTAATCATTTGGCAATGTATTCATTCTTCATCCTCTAGTGGTGCGATTTCAATGTCAACCATCTTCTCGCCTCGTTCATCATAATAATCATAATACTTCAGTCTTCCATTTCTGTGTAATAGCACAGCAGTAGTAATACCTTTCTCATATGATTGTTTATTTGTAAAATATACAGTAACAGCTCCTGCTATTATTAGTACACTACATATTATTATATATTCTATTCCCATTTATATCTCCTCAAAATCTTCTAGAAATCTATCTTTCTTTTCTATTAGTTTATTTTCAAATGCATCTAGTAAATCCTCTGGCTCTATCTCTAACTCATCACATATAAGACAAGTGTCATATGTCTTTGCAATGTAAGCCTTTAACTCTGGTAGCTGTTTCAAAAGCTGGCTCCTGTATTGTCAACAAAATAATTAGTTATCTTGCCAGATGGAACAGGCTTAGCTATTAGACTACCATAACAGTCTTCTTTAAATCCGCAGAATGCACAAGTCATGCACAGCTTCTCTTCTCCCGACTTAGTCCTAGTAGTAGCGTTAGCTATTCTCATTGGCGGTGTATCAGATTCCATCTTATTTTTTAAGTCAACAATAAAAGTATCAACATCCTCCTCTAGCTCTTGCCTGCATAACTTAAGAGTTGATTTGTTTTTATTTAAAGCTAGGAAATATCCATGCTTCCTGTCGTCATTCTTACCATAGGCTGATAGTTGTTTAATGTATCCAAAGCTATCATCCTTTATACCATCCTCGGCAAACTTATTATCCCAAGACCAAGCACTCGCTGTCTTAATGTCTACTAGTTCACCATCAATAGTACAATCCTGCGAGCCATTGATACCCTCAACAGTATGTTTCTTCTGCTGGTCCTCAACAGTATGCCCGGCTAGTTTAATTAGAGCTACTAGCACAGCCTCCAGCACATGGCCCTGCAAGAAAGTTAGATGTACATTACCATCTATCTCTTCTGCCTCATATCCTTTGACACCATACCATTGTGCTCTCTCACATCTACCTATACCAGACATCCTTAGCTCACCAGTCTTTTCGTATGGCTCGAATGCATTCTTAATTGCTTCCTCTACCTCACGACCTGCCTGCATAGCTATAGAGTTTAAGTCTCCAGAGTATTCCTTTGACTTCATTACTTCATACACATCTGGTATTAATGTATGAATACTTTTAGTTGGACTCAGCACTGAGTTCTTAGATACTTTCATTATCTTTCTCCCTTGTTATAATCCCTTATTAAACGCTCTAGATACCACTTAGCTTTTTCTAGGTCCTCTAGTCCGTTCTTCATTCTGTATCGAGTGACATATTTTACCACATTGCCCTCAAGAAAACTCATGTTCTTTGAGGTGATATAGTCAATGCACTCTATTCCCTGTGTGTAGTGTTCTGGATTGATATTATCTTTCTTTCTATTCTCATTCCATTGCACTTCAAATTCATTAGTGCGTTTCATTCCAACTCCTCCCAATTTTATACTCCCCGGTTATCGGACAGTTTAATTTATAATAATTTGTTGTCTCTTTCATAGCATCTACAATAAGCATACCAATATAGTCTGCATCA